TGAGGCATCCACTAATATAATACCTGTTGTTGCAGTGTCTGTAATACCATTTTGTAGTGTTGTTGTTGGATTACCAGCAACTGTTCCACCCCAAGACCCTAGTGACCAACCAAAACCTTTTGCCTGCACAGCTGGTCCTACTGGATAATAGTGTTGAACTCTTATACCACCTGATGTTGTAGCACCAGATCCTGACTCGTTTGATGGCATAGTGATAGTTAGTGTTGTGCTTGTGGGCACAGACGTTACCATAAATTTTTTATCATCAAAATCAGACGCTGCAAAATTAGAGTTAGTTATTGTAGAAAAATTATCTAATAATATAATATCGTTTTCAGATATACTGTGTGGACTAGAAAAAGTTATTGTGACTTCAGCTGATCCGTTGGTCGTGGTAAATGCACTTGTAAGCGTGGTCGTAGATTTGATTGGGTGTATATCGTAATACACACCTCCAGAGAAAGCATATAAAATTCTATTTGTACCAATAATTGCGTATTTTCTAGCTAAACTATTAACAAAGTGATGTAGCCCTCGACCAGCTCCTGTAAGATTACTATCTCCTAGCTGCTTCCAACCACCTATTTTTTCTGGAATACCATAACGAAACCTTACATTATCGCAGTCTGTCCACTGACCCTCTGCTCCTGTGTCTGTAATTTGTTTATTTATACCTGGGGCAAAACCTATTTTTTGTAGCATAATAATCCATTATACCTATTTTGAACTTAATTAATAGATTAAAAGCAGGGAGAGGGTGTGGTGGTGTCTCTCCCTACCAGTCTATTGTATAGACTATTTTGTAGATTTAGTCAACTTTACACCTTTAAACCATGCAGGTAAACCTATCATAGGTCTTTTGTCTAAGGCGTTTTCTTTTGCCATTTTGGAGTTGGCTTTATTGTAATGTAAAAATACTTGACCACAATCTTTACCTGTAAATTCTTCTCTCCAATGTTCTAAATCACATCCAGAATATATTAACATATCACCTGGTTTTAAAGTTATTTTAATACCAGCTTGTCCTTTGTTACCAGTTGGATCTAAATATATTGGCCAGTCATCACCACCTAAATTTAAAGTAGTAGATATTTCACAAGAATATCTATCTTTGTGTCTAGCTAACACATCACCATTTTTATAAATTCTAGCATATGAATATGTTTCAGATAATTTTAATCCTGTATGTTTTTCCATAACAGGTTTTACTTGTTGTAATAAAGTTTCCATAGCAATATCACCATAATGTGAATATGTATTTGGAACTTGTTCATCAGTCCATACACCAAAGTATTCTGTAAATGGTGATATGTATCTTGTATCAAACAATACTTTAGCAACGTTTCTTTTGTTTAAGAAATAATTATATACAAAATTTGCTAGCTCTTTTGATACTGCATTTTTTAAAACACTATATTTATTTTTTTTGAATGACATCTAAGGCTCCTTTTGGTATTGCTTGGCAGTTCCAGTGTATAAATCTAAATGGTTCATAACCCATATCAACGACATACTGGTGAGGCATGTATGATGGAAAAAACATCATTCTACCTGGTTTCACTTTATAATGAACTTGTGAACTTGCATATGTAATTTTTGATTTATCTTTCTCTGGTAAAAGATTCATAAGATTACCAGGTCTTGGGTCTTCAAACATTGGCATAGATGTTAACTCCGATGCTTTTAAAAAATAAAAACCAGATATGTGACCATTCCAATGTGTGTGTAAGGTATGATGTCCACCACCTTTTTTAGCAAACTCTTGCACCCATAATTCTGTTGTAAACAATTGAAAGTTAGTTAAATCAAATCCCATTTCTACTAAAAGGTTATGTGCTGTGCCACCCACGTAATCTTGTAGTTCTTTAAATTTAGGGTCACCAATTAATGATGTTGAATGAAACACGTGTCCCATATCACCCCTATCACCAAACTTTTTATTTCTTGTGTCTATTTGTTTTTTTAAATTTTTTTGTGATTCTTTTATGTATTTGTCAGATGCTTTATTTAATTTTTTTACAAACTTAGGCTCATCAGCGTACCATATAGGGCACTTAAAAAATTCTTCTAAAAATAATTGTTTTGGATAACTCATTTATAAGGCCATCCTAAATTCCATATTACTAAACTATATCTAGATCCTTTTTTCACTGGACATACTCTATGCCATACGAAACCAGGAAATACAACTAAAGAACCTTTTGGTAGTATTTCTGTGCATTTTTTAATACTTGATTTTTTATCTGGATCTTTATCTCTAAAATCAAATTCTAATTCACCACCTTTATAATCTTTTGGATCTGATAAAGTTACGGTTACAGATAATTTTCTAATCTTACCATGAGATGGGTCATTTGGATTTTCTCTAATATATGGTCTATCCCAACTATCACAATGCCAATCATAAAACTGACCCTTTTCATATTTTGTAAATTGACATGACTCAGAAAAATCCCATTGAAAGTTCCAACCTGCATTTACATTTGCTCGATTAATGTATGGTTGTATTTCTTTATATATCCATCTATCATTCATCCAAACAATATTAGAATCTCTTTTTTGTTTTAAATCTTTTATTTGATTTCTATTTAATTTTTTACCATTACCATAACCACCAGTAACAGCCATTTCATCAGAAATAGATTTTCCATATCTAACTATTTCATCACAAATCCTAGCAGGAATTGCTGATTGAAAATACCAATAATAATTTTGTAAGTTCATATTCTTTCTTCTACCACCATAAAAACAATATATCTATTATGCAGAAATTGTCAAAGGATATTAATTTATGCTTGGAATCTATATCTTAAAACTACCACTCCTGATCCAGCATTACCACCACTAGTTCCAGCTCCACCAGAGCCACCACCTCCACCACCTCTGTTAGCTGTCGCATCACTTCCACCAAATGATCCTACTCTTCCACCATTTCCAGCAGTTCTATTGGAAGGAGATCCACCACCTACACCAACACAACCACAAGTTCCAGCTCCACCGCCACCACCTTGTGCAACATATAATACAGTGCCTGGTGCAACGATAGTAGGAGCAGATCCTGCTCCACCAGCTCCACCTTTAACCACACAGCCTGTTCCGCCATCTACTCCAGTTCCAGTAGCACCACCTCCACCACCACCAGCTCCGTTTCCACCACCAGCTCCTCCATTATTTCCTTGAGCAGGTGATACGGGAGGAGTATTACCAGCCCCTCCAGATCCATTTTGTGGAGGTCCATTACCTCCACCACCAGAACCACCACTTGCTCCAGTTCTATTAGATGTGTTTGGTCCACTAGTACCTCCACCTCCACCACCAGTTGATGTAATACAAAGAGCAACAGAATTACTTCCTGTTCCTCCTCTTGCTTCACTTCCAGGTCCACTACCACTACCACCACCACCAACAGTTACAGAGTGACATCCTATTGTAGCCGTAACAGCACTAACTGGCCCAGTTAAAGGACTTGGCCCTGCTGTGTAACATCCAGTAGATGTTCCTGCAGAGGCTCTAAACCCTCCAGCACCACCTCCACCACTAGACAGTGATGGACTACCTTGGTTTCCACCTCCGCCACCACCACCTGCAACAACTAAATAATCTATGTTGTTAAATGCAGGATTAAAAGATAATTGTGAAACTGCAAATGTACCACTTGAATTAAATGTATGAACTTTAAAATTTCCACAAGTGGTTATACATCCACCTGTTGCAACTATAAAATCTGTGCTGTTGGGCCATGTTCCTTGAGACTTGGCTTGAAATTGACTTTGCATTGACCACACACCACTTGCTTTACTTAATTCTTTTACGATGACAGCACCACTTCCACCTGCACCTCCTGTTTCTCCTCCTGCAGCACCACCGCCACCACCGCCACCTGTATTAGCTGTACCTGCGGTTCCTGGCTCTTCTGCTGGTGCACTTGGTCCACCGCCACCACCACCGCCACCACCATTAGTTGCAGGGCCTCTTGATGCTGGAACACATGATCCAAAACCGCCACCACCGCCACCACCACCGATTGATCCTGAATTTGATGTTCCTGGAAAACTAGGTGAAATATCCTCTCCTGCTCCACCAGCTCCACCAGCGCCTGGACTTGTTGGACCACCATCACCACCTGCAGCAGTTGATCCACCTCCACCTCCTCCAGAACCTGAAGATGGAAATATTGGACTACCACCTGCAAAACCATCACCTGATGTTCCTCCAGCTTCTGATCTTCCAGGTTGACCTTGACCTGCACCACCTACAGCAGCAATGATAGAATTTGGTTGACATGGTGCAAAAGTAGTTGTGTTACCAGCTCCACCACTTCCAGTACCTGGACTTGCTGCACCTCCAGCACCTATTGTTACACTATAAGCAGTTGCACCACAAACTGGGTGACTTGGTCGTCTATCTACTTCACCAGCTCCACCTCCACCACCAGTGTTTCCACCTCCACCTCCACCACCAGCTATGACTACAATATCAACCGCTCTAGTTCCTGGTTGTGTGGCAGTAAGAGAACCTGAAGATGTTTTTTCTTGTTGAATACCTTTTCCGAAAGAAGCTTTATTGCTTTTTCCGATTACACCACCGTTTGCTGAGCCAGATTTATTTCTTGGCATTGTGTCCTCCTATGCGGACACCCAAGCTGTGCCGTTCCAATCGTAAACTGTTGGGGTTTCCGCCTCGTCGTCTGATTTTATTGCTTCCCAACCTTTTGTGTTGTCAGCGTTATATTTACTTTCGTTCCAAGTAATTAAATAGTCAACATCACCTTCTTGTGTAACTGTTGGAAATGTTATTGGTGCTTGCCAATCGTCATTAGAATCTAATGACCAAGATGCGTGAGGTTGTGATAGAATAAATTTATCTTTTACAGGATCATAAACCATTCCGATACCTGCATATTGTTTTCTAAAATTATGGTTGTAAGAAGTTTGTTTCCAAATACCACCTTTGAAAAAATTAACACACCATGTTTCTCCATCAACATGCATGTCATTTTCTCCTAATGGTCCTGCTGCTGTTTCCGTATCATTAGCCACTACAACAACTCTTTGTACTATTTGATGTGAATCTGACGTAAACCCAGTTGGATCTGTCATTGCTTTTAACTCTGCAAAATGTGCCATATTTTTACTCCTTAAATGTTACGTTTATAATTTAATTTTAACCTACAGTCAATGTTCCAGATGCTGTAAATGTAGCTATTTTATCTCCACCTGGATGAGTTGAAGTTGAACCTCCAGGAGTTACTGTAAAGTTAACTTCACTTGGTCCTCTAACAACTACAATACCTGAACCACCTGCTCCACCTTTATTTTTACAAGTTCCACCACCCGTTACGTTTTGTGGTCCTGAACCTCCACCACCGCCACCAGTGTTTGCTGTACCTGCGGTTCCGTTTGATAATGATCC